CTACTCGCCGTATAACGACACGTTCGACCGCGAAGACTCGGACGAGATCTTCAAAGAAGCGATGTATAACATCGGCGTCGATTGGTTCCAGCGTGAAATCATTTTCCGGGCCGTCCGCCTGTTCGGTAGCAGCTCTTTCCGAGGGACATCACTCACATGAAAACACTCCTCCCAGAGCGTATCGCTCTCATTGCACTATCAATGGTAGGCCGTCACGAAGAGCCACGTGGTTCAAACAAAGGCTTACTCATACAAGAATTCTTCAATGCAGACTATTACAAACCTAACGCTGCGGACAACGGCTACGCATGGTGCGCTTCTTTTGTTTGTCGTATCGTGCAACTATCAATGCACGCTCTCGACCTTCCCGAAACCATCTCCTACAAGCGTCCCCGCACACCCTCCGCATTCGGCCTCGCCGATTGGTCCCGAGACCAAGACAACACCACGCACACAAAAGACTTCCCCGGCAACGACATCAAACGAGGCGATATAGTCATTTTTAGTTTTTCCCACTGCGGCATCGCAATCACCAACGCGGACGAAACCGGTTACTTCGAAACCGTCGAAGGTAACACCAATGTCGCCGGTTCCCGCGAAGGCACCGACGTAGTTTGGAAGAAAGGTCGTTCCGAACGATCCGTCAACAAAGTCCGCAATCGCATTCGCTTTACAATCTAAGTCGCGTTTATAGCATAAACCTCACATGGAAATTAAAGAACATCAACGTCTTGTTGCTTTGCGTCGCCTTGCGGTGTTGAAGAAGCAGAATGGTATTTTGTTTTATAAGCCTCATGCAAAACAAGATGAATTTCATGCGGCAGGAGCGAAGAAAAGACGGTATGTTCGGACTGGTAACCGGTTCGGCAAGTCAACGATGGGCGGAGCTGAAGATGTTGCATGGGCACGAGGCGAGCGTGAATGGTATCCTAAAGGTGACCTGCGCCGCACCAGCGGTATTCCGCAACATTCCACGAAAGGACTCATACTCGTCGCCGACTGGGACAAGGCACACGAAATCTTCACCAACCCCGTAAAGGGTCAGGGTCAAGGGAAGTTGTTTAAGTTCCTTGCGCTTGATACGATTGTTCGGGCGAATAAGAACAACGCTGGGGTTATATCTGAAATCGTTGTGAAGTCAATTTGGGGTGGGGAAAGCACGATCATGCTTGATACGGTTAAGTCCTTCATGTCCAACGCAATGGGGCAGGAGAGTTCGGACTGGGATTGGATACATGTCGATGAGCCTTGCCCAAAGGAAATGTGGGTGGCTAACTCACGGGGATTAATTGACCGGCATGGAAGTGCGTGGTTTACGTGCACACCGATTAATCAGCCGTGGATTAACGACATGTTCGTCCCGCGAGATTCGTTCCGGGTCACGACAGGCGAGAGCATTGAAAAAGATGTGGAGCACTTGATGATCGTTGGGACTTCTTATGATAACGTTTATAATACTCCCGCGGCACTGGCCATGTTTGAAGCAGATCTCACGGAGGCTGAAAAAGACTGCCGTATTAAGGGCATACCGTTGGCACTTTCTGGGTTAGTTTATAAAGAATTTCACCCTTCGGACTCGTTATATCGCGGAACCCCGTATGGGTGGCAGGATGCCATGACACCTCCTGAAAACTATACGATTCGGCTGGCGATTGACCCGCACCCACAGGTCCCGCATGCAGTGTTGTTTGCCGCTACGAGTCCGGAGGGGATTGTTTACTTCTTCGCGGAGATTTTCCGTAAGTTTACAAGCGCACAGGAGTTATGCGAGTCAATTAATACTATCGTCGGTTCAAGACACGTGCAGATTTTCTTATGTGATCCCGCGGCTTACGTACCTTCAAACATTGATCAAAGTGTTATGGCTGACATTTTGATCGAAAACGGGGTGTTTGTCGAGAAAGCAAGTAAAGACCTAAGTCGCGGGATCATAACGACTCAAGCTGCGTTGAACTCGACGATTAAAAGTCCTGCGGGTAAAGTGACCAAGAAGCTGTTGTTCGCTGAGCATTTAACGGAAACGCGATGGGAGTTTGACCACTACACGTGGAATCCAAATCGGCCTAATCGTCCGATTGATAAAGATGATCACATGATGGAGAATTTATATCGGCTTGTGTTGGAAGGGTTGGATTATGTCACCCCTGACAATTCTGATGAGATGAAGTATATGCCAAGCATGGTTTCTGACAGGGGACGTTTTTCAGTTCCAAGACAAGAGCAATTTACCTACAAATAAATGGACGAACGCATCAGAAAAGAACTCGATCGCGAGGAGCCGACAGCGTTTCATGGGCATATGTTAACGCATTGCATGAAACATGTTCAGGCTTCGCGGTCGTATATGTCCACGTTTTATGATCTGTGGGAAGAACGTCATAACATCTATCGTTCGTATCGGTGTGAAGACAAGGCCGATGAGAAGGCTGTTCAAGAAGGACGTCCGAAGAAGCAGGTCATTCCAATGACTTATGCGAAAATTCAGACTTTTAAGTCGTTCATGATGGCTGTGATCATGCAGAGGCCGAAGGTGTTTGAGCTTGATGCAACTGGTGTAGAAGATCAAGACTACAAGGATCTGGCTGAGAAGATCCTAGATGCTGACGTAAGAACAAATCCTTTCAACAAGATCCTCGGTCAGCACGCTGTGGATATTGCAAAGTTTGGACTCGGCATCCTCAAGCACTGCTGGGAAGAAGAGTTTGTTTACATTACTGTAGCGGAAGAAACCGAGCCGATTACGGTTTTTGGTATTACGGTGAAATCCAAAAAGACCAAAATGGTGACCAAGAAGATCAAGAAGCGGGCTGGTAACAAGCTTCGCTGTGTCAGTCCTTTTGACTTCTATCCCGACACGAGATACCCACTTTCTGAACTGCATAAAGGTGAGTTTTGTGCTGATGCAAGTGACATGTCCAAGAATCAACTTCTGCAACTGGAAGCTGAGGGCGTATGTGCTGGCATCAAACATATCGAGAATTTTACACACGAGAACACACATGCAACTAAAAAGTTCATGCGTCGTTCGCGTATCAACTTTGACGACCTCAGAAAGTCCTCCAATGTTATACGTAACGTTGAAGTTCAAATCAAGATCACGCCAAGTCAGTTCTTTTTAGCTGACGGGAAACCGCTTGGACCGGAGAACACGCCTACAATCTACATCGTCTGGATCGCTAACGACATGCGGGTTATTCGCTGCGAACCGATGGGTTATCTCCACAATGAAGTTACCTATGAGGTCGGGCAGTTCGATGAGGACCAACACGACTTCATCAACCAATCACTTTCGGATGTTTTAGACCGGCTGCAAGAAACCATGGACTGGTTCATGAACGCACGGGTTGAATCTGTCACGCGAACGATTGATAACCAGCTGGTGGTAGATCCTCTGGGTGTGGACATGTCCACTATCGTTAATCGTTCGCGTGTCATTTTGCTGAAGAAAGGCGCAAGCCGCACAGGGGTAGATCGCTATGTCAAACAACTCGCAGTTCAGGACGTTACGGCGCGGCATATGGATGATATTGGACAACTTACCACTATCATGCAGGCTGTTTCTGGTGTCAATGAGAATGCTATGGGGCAATATCACACTGGTCGACGTTCAGCCACCGAAGCGAGAGTGGTCGCGCAAGGCGCTGCAAGTCGCCTCAAGAATATCACAGAGTCGATCTGGTTCTCGTCCATACAGCCAACAGGTTTAAAGATGTTGTTGAATCTTCGCCAGGGACTGACGGAAGAGGACGTCGTGAGAGTTGCCGGGAAAGAGTGGTTGCAAAAACCAGAAGCCATCGCGCAATTTCTTGCGAGTCCGGAAGAACTTGTCACACAGAGCGACTTCTTCATGTACGACGGCACGTTGCAGAGTGAGAAAGCTTACATGGCACAGACGCTCATGGAGCTGTTCAACCAAATTATCACGCTCGGTCCGTCCGGCATGATCAACCTCGAACTTTCCCCCAAACTTCTCCTCGAGAAGGTATACGAACTTCTTGGTGTTGGCTCCTTGCAAGCTTTCAACATCCAGAAAGACCCACAAACGCTGCAAAACATGGTCAATCTGATCGTGCAGCAAACACTACAACAATATGCCGAACAACAACAATCAGCCATCGCCGGAGGAGGACAACCTGACTCCGTCTGAAATCCGCCTACTCGCTTCTGAACTCCACGAGTTCAAAAAGACGTTCCTTTACAAACACTTTAAAGGTTCGCAAAAACTACTCTTTGATGAAACGGTTCTTCAAGTCATTGATGAACCTATTAAAGGCCCCGAGACACTCTACATTCGCGAAGGGTGGATCGGGGAAGCTCGCGCAACGAGGGAACTATATAAATGGTTCGACAACCTCGGAGACGTGCTTGAAAAAGAAATCCGCGAACTAGAACAATAAGCCAAACAACACTATGCCATATCCATTCGACAACGAAGACGACGACGATCAAATCATTGAAGACGGCCAACAAACCGATATCATTGATGACGATCAACAACAGCAACAGGACGACGTCACGCAACAGCAACAGCAGGCCATACCGCAGTCCTTCAATCCAGCCGACATTGCGCAAATCGTCGCAGCTACAATGCAAGCTCACCGTGAGCCCGCCGCTCCACGACAAATGTCCGCCGAAGAAGCGGCGCAGCACTTCCAGGTTTTCAACCCTGACGAGAGTTTCGTTAATGGCCTAAACGCGTTGGCTGATCCCGATGCCACACCGGCTGATCGCCGCAAAATCATTGATACGCTGCGGGATGGACTTGTCAATCAATCTTTCCGTGCGGCGGAATTGCTTATGGAACAGAAGATGGCCGAACTCGATCAACGATATGCGCCTGCATTGCAGATTGCGCAACGTGAGGAAGCAAAGCAACTTCAAAACGCTTTCGTGAAGAAGTATCCAGCATTGAAAGGACAAGATCAACTTGTCAATTCGATTACTGCGGGACTCGCACAACAAGGTTTCAGGCCAAAGTCAGCAGACGAGGCTTTTGATAAAGTGGCACAGTTTGCCGAACAGATCTTGCAAAAGGTCAATCCGGAATTCAAACTGGGGACACAAAAAAGCGGGGGTGGCGGTCGCTCACCTTCGATGGCTGGAACGAACATGGGTGGACATAGCGGTGGATTCCAAACGGTCCGCGGGGATAATACTCCGCAGAAGCGTGGTGGACTTGCCTCATTCTACAAAAAGTAAGTCCGGACGAATTAACACGCGCGTAAGAAATCTAAAAACAAAACAAAAATATGAGCAATGCCATTCTAGGCCTGGTAAGCGGTAAAACTTTTGCCGATAACACTTCGTTCCACAACCGTAACAACCGTCGCCGGATCTTCCACGATTACCCGGTTGGGCAGTTTCCTCTCACGGGGCTTCTGTCTTTGATGGAAGATGAGGAGTCTGACTCGTTCGAGTTTGGCTGGTGGGAAAAACGTTTCCGCACTCCTTCGACGACTGTCGCAGCAAGTGGTGGAACACTCACACTCCCGTTCGGTAACTCCGCTGGGGCCAATCTTGGAGCAACCGCAGTCCTTTCCGCAGGAACTTCGTATACCGTGGCTGTGGCTGACGACGACGACTTCTTGGTTCGAAATCAGATCTGGATTCAGGATGTGCCGCTGAGCAACACGACCTACACACAAGTGAAAGGCGTCATCACCGCGGTTGTTAATGGTATGATCACGTTCTTTTGCGTGGAGACCACTGGAACGATTCTCAACTCAACCAACCTCACCACTGGCGGCACGAAAGGCCCTGTCGGTGCGGTTGCGATCGTTGCGGGCACCGTGTCGCAAGAAGGTAGCTCGGCCTTGACTGGCCGTGCGGTTCCTCCGTCGTACTCAAGCAACTTGACTCAGATCTTCCGCGACACGGTTGGTCCGTTCACTCGCTCGGCACTTAAGCAACCTGCGACGTTTGACAAGACTGGTCTGTATCGCGAGACTGCTGAAGATGCGCTTCGTGCTCATATGACGCAAATCGAGATGGCGTTCCTGTTCGGCACCAAGCGCACCGACAACGTTGTCGATCCTGTTACGGGCGAGACAACTCCGCGGCGTATGACCGGTGGTGTTGTTTACTGGCTCGAACAGTGGGAAGCCGCAAACAGCGTGATGCGTGGCGGTTCTGGTGCCCCTGCGGTGACGTTGGATTCAGACGACAACAAGCGCATTATCTCGGCCGGTTCCGCTGGAACTGCTGGCACGATGACATGGGCGCATTGGAACACGTATTTGGAACGTGCTTTCCGTTGCACCAACGACAAATCGTTCGAAAAGATCTTCATGTGCGGATCTGGTTTCCTTGCTGCGGTCAACGCGGTGTTGGAAACGCGAGCGACATTGAACAAGGACTTTGGTGTGCAGAAGGTGTATGGAATGAACATTACCACATGGGAAACCTCGTTTGGTACGGTCCACTTCAAGACTCACCCTCTGTTCTCGCAGAACGCATATCTTCGCAACAGTGGCTTGCTGCTTGACATCCAAAACCTCAGGTATCGTCCACTGAACGACTCGGACACCACGCTGCTCGACAACCGTCAAGCGCGCGACTACGATGGACGTAAAGACGAATGGATCACGGAAGCTGGCCTTGAGGTCAACTTGCCTGAAAGCTGCATGTTCATCAAGAACTTGCAAATCCTGAGCCAACCTGTGTAATCCACCGGGAAATAAATAACACAAACTAAACTAAAATATGAATGGTAAATCGCTACGCACACAAGGTCCCATCGGAATGGGCGGCACTAAAGGTGTCGATGTAACTGCAACGAGCATGTTGAATACGACTGCTCGTGAAACCCCTGCTCACAACAGCGGGGAAAACAAACAGACCAAGCACTCTACCTCCCATAAAGGCTTCGGCGAGTTGGGCGGTAAAGGGCACGGTGGCGCGCTGTAAAGCGTAATTTTAACGGCACTTCCTTATGTCAAATACCATTGCAGATCTGTCAAATGCGGTTAAACGCTTTTTGATGTCGAACACGAATATCGCCTATCTCGTTCCGGGGCAGTCCCAATCAGGACAAACACTGGAAGCAAGTATAGATGATGCCATTCTGTCGGCAGCCAATAATGCTCGCACGCATGCTGAAAAGCTTCATGACTTCGCTGCAAATGACAAAAAAGGAAGTGCCGTTTTAACTTTCGGGAGTCCGATCAATCTAGATCGCGTTCCCACAAAACGGTTTTTCAGTGGCACTGCTAGCTCTACAATAGCTGCCGTTGGAGTGGTTGGGATTGAAAGTTCGTTAACTGACTGGCCTGAAATAACGTTCGCAGCTCTCGGTGAAGGAATCGCCTTAGACGTGACGAACGTTATTTCAGTGAACTTTGGAGGAACAGTCAATTCTCCGTTGCTTCCAGGAACTGAATATGCTGTCATATCGGCGAGGACAAACAGCGACTATACGACTACATTGACGTTAGGTATTACTCCTGGCGTTTTGTTAAATGTCACAAATACGACGGTGATTTTTAACACTGGGGCAATTGAAAGGTTCAAAACAATTCGTTCTGCGTGGATTTTGAGTGGTTTAACGGCCTATCCAATTAAGGTGCAACAAGAGCAAGCGAAGATGATTCGTTTGATGAAAGATCAGGGAATGAGTATTATGAATCGCTATCCAAGCGACGTGATTTGCGGCGAAAGGGCTGACACTGAACTCACAGTTAATGGAAGATTTGGCACGGTGTCGCCTACGTCCATATCAGTGCATCTTGCGCTTTCTGGCAACGTATGGATGCCTGCTTACACATCTGAGAACGATTCTGACTTTCTCCTCGATAATGGTTTCGAGTTCATGATGTGGCAGACGGTTATTGAACTTAATTACCTGCTGTTGAAGTTCGTGTCGAGGCAAGAAGGAACTATCTCACCACCTACCGCCGCGCGCGATGCCGCTTGGGAAGCTCTTGTCTTGTGGGATTCACATTCCGTAGCAGGAAATATCTATTACGACTTATGAGTTTGAATCAACTACAAAGCGTTTTTACGGGTGAACTTTCGGGCACATTACAAGGCCCTATTGTTGCATCGCAGGCATATGACGAAAAGTCTATGACTGTCCTTCAGACGTTTGAATGGGAAGTTTTTAACGGAGCTACGCTTCCATCACCCATTCCCTTTGGCATGTTCGCAGTGATTATTCCGCTGAACATGACAAAAAGCAAAATTCGTGTGATGATGGCTCCTGGGTTTCCAAACGCTCCTGTGTTCGAAGAGCAAACTAAGAAAGTCAAAAACTACGATAAATACCTGCGGAACGCTACGTTAGTCAGCAAGATAGTTCCAATTGCTTTTAACGTTGAATCCATCACACTTACAGACTTCTGGGACATTCAGCTCGAGCCGATTGATGAAAGTCACGCCAAGCTAACGAAAATTTACGTTGCGTCACATGAAGTACAAGGATACTCAACAAACCGCGATTTGTTTGCAACAGCTGGCTTTACAGAGAAAATCGTTCCTGCAAGTGATGTAACACTTCCGTCTGACGGCAACACTGAATACATTCCGATCGACACGTACCACACTTTAAAGCGTGTTTCAACTGTCCCTACAGCTTCACTAACTAACTTTAAATTAGTTTTCCCACAGCGTATAAGGATTGATTTACCTCGTGTGTTGAAGTCAGTTGATGTCGTTTGGAATGAGCAATATTCAGTCGGCACGCAAGAAACAACAGCATTTGACGCAGCTAGTGGGCTTTCAGGAAGTGTCTCGTTAAGCATTCCCGACAGCGCATCGTCGGCAGCCGCCCTGACAGCTGAACTAAAAATCGAGTTCGAGGAATTTGAAACCAGTAATCTTTTCGCCAACGTCTATATTGGCTACATGCCACCGCCTGTAAATATGACAACGCTTTTAGCGAAACTGACTTCAATGGCAGCAGCGTCTGTGGTTAAATGGCCAGTGTTTAAACCAAAGTCCCGCACGATTGTTACTACGGGTCAGTCTATATCGCTTCGCGCTAACGTCCAAGTTTCCCTCCATCATTCATGGACTGACACATCATCATCTTTCGGCCAAACGTCAACGGTTTCAGACGACTACTCCGTTGGCTTGACAAACAACGCAATTCAACTTCCACCCTGCATTCATCCTTTGATTACTTTCACAGGTAGCACGTCAAAATCTCGTGCCATTACTGCTGACGCGTCAATGACAGTATATTCTTCTCGTGGTGGATCAGTGAATGGACGCAAGACAAAATCTGGAACTGTTTACGGTGCCGTTTCTCCTTCGTCATTAAGCGCCACTTCAGGACAAAACACAATTCCCACGTCAGGACTTTACCTCATGGATTTAGACGTAGCTCCTTACGACCATGGCTGGTTCAAAATACGCGCCGAAGTTTTCGATGCGTCAGTTTTTGCATAATATGGAAGAAACCATTTCACAACGGATTGACAGAGAACGCGCTGAACGTAAATTACTTTCAGACGCGCAGGAATTTGCTTTACAGACAGGCAATCGCCACAAAGCACAAGTCACCTCCAGTCACCGTAAAGCTAAAATTGAGCGTGCGTTGACAAAAATAGAACCTGTCGTAACGCCCCGTGTGACACCGGCTGTGGGTGCACCACCCGTCGACGACAAAAAAACCATATCCATCGTGGTTGTAGATAATGGGGAGTTCAAGACAGGTGACTTCTATATCTCAGGTGAACTAACTAAAATCTGACCGTGGGGCGCAATTTAGTCATACCTTACTACCGACCGACTTTCGTTGAGAAAACGATTAGTGAAGTCGGACACGGCACATTTTTCCCACTTTTAGTGACACTGGATCAAATCGCCGAGATTTTTTTCCGGGTGAAAGATGCGTGGATTTCTTCGGGGAGTGTTACTTTCACAGAAGCACTTCCGAGCGACGGCACCAACGACTTTACAATGACGGTGCCAGCTTCAGCACCCCTTCGTCGAGAAGTGACAACAGCGGCTGGATCTTATCAAACACGGGGGTATGTTAAAGCCTCCCCTTGGAGGTTTGGTTTGCCGCCATACGACCGAGGGGACGGGACGATGGTCAGTGATATTGCTGATGACGAACTTGGAGTGTGGGATTCAGCTTTAACCACATGCGCTTTTACTTTTTTTGCTTACAATTTGTCCGACGCTTTAGATGATTTTTATCCGACATTAGACATAGGAGTAATCTTCACGGGGCAAATTGGTGTTATTAAAGCTAGTCCTTCTGATGATATGTTGTCTCCAACCAATTCGTTTTACATAGGGATGTATTTCATCTATAATCGTGGGTATGGCGGTGCGGAATGTAGCACAGCCTCTGCGGTGTATGGTGCAGATATTTTGTGCAATTATATCATGCGCCTCTCTAATGAGGTCGAGCTTTCATGTCCTATATATTACGGAGCCAATGAAAATTCTTTCTCCGGAACAGACTTTATCCACGAAGCCACAGAATGGTGGCCTTACGCTAATGACAATGGCGATCCGTTATGGAGAACCTCTACCGGAGCAAAACTTTAATTTATGAGCACAGTTCAAATACAATTTAGTCTCACTCACTTAGAAAGCGGAATACCTTTTACCTCGTCTATCCGTCGCACGACGGTCGACTCAAGTTTCTCCGCCATAGTTCACGCGGCTACTACTGCTCCAACAGCAGTAATCCTCGGAAGTGTCGTATCTCCTCGCCAAATAGCATTCAAGCTTGTATCCGGATCTCCCCTTCTCATCAGTGTCGACGGAGGCAGCACTTATCCCATGTCTTTAAACGGCGTGGGTGACTCAGTTCCAATCAACCTCGAAAGCCGTGAAATAAGCGCCATCACTTGTGTCGCAGACGTTGCTAACTCCCTCAACGGGCTTTACTTTGACCTTGCTGACGTTGGCGGACCTGTTCGTGTATGGATTAATACTAGCGCCGGCACCGCTCCCGCCATCCCTACAGAAGGACGCTTGCTGGAAGTCGCAGTTACGACAGGTTCAACCGATGCGGCCGTCGGAACTTTTGTTCGAGACGCACTCAACACTGACGGCAAGTTCATCGTCACGCTGGCAACTGCCACGCTAACTATAACAGACGCTTCTCCTGGTTTACGCACCAACATTTCAGCGGGAACATCCACTTTCACTGGAGCAAGCGCAGCCGGATCAATCGCACCTGCCACAGTTTTCTACAAATCTCTCGGCACCAGCGATATCGTCGTCGCCGTGGCTCCAAACTAATCACAACATGAAACAACAACGCACCAATATTGACCCGACTTTTGCCGTGCTGCAACAGCTAGGCATTTCTCTCGATCCGCTCCAGCAAATGTCTGGTCTTGTTAATCTTATAAACCAGACACAAGCTCCTGGGATTCAACAGCAGCAGTTTGGCGAAGAGATGGATTATCGACAACAGCAGGGGGATAGGAGTTATGAGCAAGGGCAGGCTGAACTGCAGCAGAGGCAGTTGGCTGAGCAGAATAACCAAGCAAATTTCGGGCAGTCTTTTGGATTGCAAGAGAGACAGTTGGACGAGCAGACACGGTATAACAACCTTATGGATGCGAATAAGGATAATACGTTGATTGCGGCTCAAATGGATCGGGCAAATAACAACAAGATGGATTTTGTGAAGTTGTTGTTGAATATCATGAGCGATCCTAATGGGACTGGTATGGTTGATCCAAATACCGCAAGACAGTATGTGAATCAAAGCGGATTTCAGGGATTGATTAATCCACAACAACAGAATCCACAACAACAGAAACCACTTTACAACACGTCAAATATAAACAGTGACTTGCCTGATGACAAGTTTCAACAAGCTTATAAACAACGCACAGGACAATAATATGGGAGAGCCACAAATACAACGAGGGGCGTATAACCAAACGCCAAAACGCGAAGACCGTCAGCAAGCTCCTGGGTTTGATCCCAATGCTTTCATGCAGATGTTGGCAATGATGCAACAGGGAACGCCGCAGATCATTGAAGCTGCGAGAAAGCCTGTTGGGCAGATTTCGCAGTCATCGCAGAACCGTCCGCGGTATGATATCATGAATGACCCGAACTACAAGCCTGGGGTTAACCCGCAGTATGGGAGGGTTGGGAAGGATAAATTGGTTCAGAGTGGTGCAGCTCAACCTATGCAACAAGGGCCAGTTCAACAACAGCCTAACATGGGACAGGGCTTTCAAGGTATGTTGCCAGGAGGTATTCCGTGGAGTGCTGATCAACCTGCTCGGACATTGAGTGCAGCGCCACAACCTGCTCCACAGTCGTTTCCGGGAGGAATTAATCCGTTGACGGGAATGAAGCCAAACACATTGCCAGGAGATCCTGGTTATATGGCTCAAGGCCAACGGCAAGGTATGTCTCAGCCACAAGGTATGCCAGCTCAACAACCTCAGCAACAGCAACGCGACCCAGCAATGCAGAATCTTGTGGATTTATCGATGCTGATTCGTGGATATAAGCAAGATAATCCACAGCTACAAAATCCTATTGGTGCTTTTGGTGTTGATCCTGTGACTGATGCAGGTGATCAGAGTTTTAGTCCGGGGAGTGCACCAAATTGGAGGCCTGGTCAACAAGTTGGTCAGCCGCAACAAGCATCAAATCAAGGATGGCCACAGGGAACGAGTCAAGCGGCGATTGATGTTTTCACTGGACAAGGACCTAAGGAGTTAAATAAGGCAGAAGGGTTTAATCAACCTATTAAGTCTAATGCTCCATGGCAAGATGTTGTGGGAAACAATCCTATTAAATCCTATGGTCCTCCAAGCGGCTGGGAACCACAACAAGTTGATACAGGTTTGGCTTGGGAAGCACTTCGTCCGTCGTTTGAGCCACAAGGTCCAAGAGCATCTGATTGGAGTCAATTTAGACCTGTTGGTGACATGATGAAAGCTTTTCTTCCGCTTCTGACTGTTGGGGATGAATTGGCTCGGCCCGGACCAAACGTAGATTTCTCACCTAAAGTCGGAGGAAACTTTATTCCGCAATATAAGAAAATCAAGAAGGCACAATACGATACAAGTGCATCACAAATCATTAAAAAATAATTAAATGTCAAATCCACAACAATCTTACCAAGCGTTCCTTCAAGAGAACCTGACCGACCGCACGAAACAACGTGCATATTTTGATCAGGTTCGTGGAACGGATACACGGTTTCAAGGTTTAGATGAAGCAACTCAGGCCAACATCCTTGCGGACGT